ATAATCATTTTTTTACCTCTTTTTTTAGTCCTTGTTTTATTTCATTCTATTCGATAATGAATAAGCTGTCAAACAGAAATGGCTAAAAACCCTTTGAAATTAACGGTTTAGACGGAAAAATGGGCTGTTTTGGCAAAAAAAACAATAATCATTTTAGGGGTTTAGAAATGCCAAAAAGGTGGAAAATTGGCCTAATTTAAAAAAAAATGATAATGTTTTTAATGGTTTAGGAAAAAAATTAAATAAAAACGCCTTATTTTTTACCGGAAAAGACGAAAAAACCGGGTCTTTTATCCCATAGGGAAAAAGAACAGGTCTGCGACATGTGGAAACCGGGGTTTTCTTTTTTGGCCAGTTTTCCCCGTCATCGCAGGTTGATGACATGCGGTGATTTTGGCCAGTTTTACCTCCAATGTTGCCAGTTTGGACAGTTGGAGGTAACAACTAAAACTGGCCAGTTTCTCCACCGATGCGGATGCCGTCCAAAAGAATTGGCCAGAACCCGGAAGCAGGTCAGGTATCCTCACTTGTAAACAATAAGCGGTTATTATTTATGAAAAGTCTTCTGGAATTGGCCAGTTCCGGGATACTGGAGGAGAGGTGCTCTGCGAATTGGCCAGTTTACATCCGGCCACATGCCGTTGCCCTTCGGAAGTCGGCCACTTAATCAGGCCAGTTTTGCCAATACTCCTCACAGCACGGACAGCTTTGTCTTGCCAGGGCGAACTGGCCAGAATGTAGATTATAGGTTGATGGCCTGTAAATAATAATCGCTTATTATTTTGATACCCTTTAATAATAACCGCTTATTATTATTGAAAGAACCCCATGTCTAAAAGGTCTAATTTGACTTTTGGTTTAGGCCAGTTTTGCCGCAGGAACCCGGATGCTGGACATGTGTTCCGCCTTCGGAAAAATTGGCCAGTTTTAAAAAATGCCAGTTTGCCACAGATGAATTTCTTCGAGCGAGAATTGGCCAGTTCTTGCGGAGCAAGTTACTTGGTCGGAAAAAGTTTTGGCCAGTTTTCTGCAACAGGTAACATTGCTCCTGTGCTGGTGGAAATTGGCCAGTTTTTCTGGATGTCCCCCGGACAGAGGATGTGCAACAGAAATGGGACCATGGATAAAACTGGCCTATACTGCCGATTCAAGCTAAATAATAAGCGGTTATATTTTAAGCGTCAGGTTGTTGACATGATTGGATTAATTGACAGGTGTTTCACGTGAAACATGTCGCAGACTTCGTCCAGCGACCCCTTCATGTCAGATTCATGTCCCAGGTTCCCTACCTGCCAATAATCCGGGATGAAAATTCCCTTGTTTGTCCCGCATTTGACCCTATTTTGTCCCCCATTTGACCGGGTTTATTCACTATTGACAAACATGTGAATTATCAGCACACTCCGAACTAAAAAAACCATCATATCAAACTCATGGGAATTGTTTATTATTTTGGGCATGTCCGAGACATGAGAGCGGAAACAACCTTCAAAAAGTTTAAGCATTAAAAAGAATGGCTCATAAGAAGATTCCCATAGAAGATGTCATCAAGATGCTTGACGCAAAGCTCGGCTATAAGACCGAGACCGCCAAGGCGTTAGGCATTTCCTATCAAGCACTTAATCAGCGCATACACAAGAACAAGTCACTTGCAGACGCTTATGAAGCTCTGAGACAATCAAAGCTCGACTTCGCCGAGTCCAAACTATTCAGCGCAATAAAAGCCGGGAATGTCGTGGCCAACATTTTCTTTTTGAAGTGCATGGGCGCTGACAGAGGTTGGGTTGACAAGCAAGTCATATCAGGTGAAGGCGCTGGAGGTAAAATACAAGTTGAGGTTACGGTAGTTTACGAAACGGAGCAGTATGGAAAACCAAAAACTAAAACTTAAAGTTCACCTTCCGGTTCCGCATGACAAACAGCTCCCCTTTTTAAAAGAGGTTCGCAAGCGGAAAATTATCAAAGGTGGCAGACGTGGAGGTAAGACCGTTGGCGTGGCTACTCTCGGGGTCGAAGAATTCCTGGCCAAGAAAAGGGTCTTATATGGTGCGCCTACCTCTGAACAGATTTCCCGATTTTGGGTTACTGTAACCCGGTCTCTCCGGGAATTAATTGAGGCCAAAGTGGTTTATAAAAATGAAACCGAGCACTTAATCGAATATCCGGGGACGGAAAACCGTATCAGGGCAAAGACCGCCTGGAATGCCGACACCTTGAGAGGTGATTACGCTGATGTCCTCATACTTGACGAATGGCAACTAATGAATGAGGATGCCTGGGACAGAGTTGGCGCTCCCATGTTGTTGGACAATAATGGGGACGCCATTTTTGTATATACGCCGCCAAGTTTACACACTCGGTCAATTAGCAAGGCAAATGACCCGCAACATGCCGCCAAGCTGTTTGCAAAAGCTCAACAGGATTTAAGCGGCAGGTGGGGGACCTATCATTTCACCTCACATGACAATCCCTACATTAGCGAAGAAGCGCTTGCCGACATCACAAAGGACATGACCGCTCTTTCTTACCGGATGGAAATTCTGGCAGAGGACATTGACCAAGCGCCCGGTTCCTTATGGGAAAGGGAAACGCTTGATAAATCCCGGGTCATAAAAGTTCCGGAGGACCTTGACCGACTTGTTGTGGCTGTTGACCCTTCGGCGACAAGTATGGGAGATGAGGCCGGGATTATTGTGGCAGGTAAGATTGATGAAGATGGCTATGTCCTGGCAGATGAATCATTGCAGGGAAGTCCTTTGACATGGGCAAAAGCGGCGGTCACCGCTTACCATAAGTTCAAGGCCGACCGGATAGTTGCCGAGTCAAATCAAGGCGGGGAAATGGTGTCACAGGTCATCTCACAAGTGGACCCAAAAGTCCCGGTTACTTTGGTTCATGCCACCAGAGGAAAAGCGGTTAGAGCGGAACCTATTGCCGCCATGTATGAAAAGGGAAAATGCCATCATGTCGGGCACTTCCCCTTTCTCGAAGATGAGCTTTGCCTTTGGATACCGGGCGACAAGTCACCGAATAGACTTGATGCTTTAGTGTGGGCGTTTACTGACCTCTTGCTTGGAGCGGAACCCGGGTTATTCTTTGCAGGTGGTCAACAACAAAGAAAAATCGTAACGGTCAATGGACATCCGTCTGGATTATCCAATTTTTTGGGAGGGCGTTGATAATGAAACTCGCTTCATATTTTGACAAGAATGACAAACTCCTGGGCAGTTTATTTCAGAAAATATTTTTCAAGTTCGGCTACATCAAGGAAACGGAGGTGGGTAAAATCATTGGGTCTTACATGACCAATGTCTATGGCCTCCCGGTCCTGGCCGACAAGAATTATGCCCAACTTGTAGATGCATATAAATCATGGGTCTATACCTGCATTGATAAAATCGCCAAGTCAGTTGCCATGATACCTCTCCACCTTTATATTTACCGGAGAAAAGGTGTGAAGGTCATAGACATGGGGTGGCGTGACGAATATCGGATGGCAAACAAGGGGGAGCGCCGATACATACTCAAGCAATTACAATATGAAAGGCAGGAGGTCACAGACCACATATTCCTTGACCTGATGAGAAGACCAAACAACTTTATGACCCGTTTCATGTTGTGGTATGAGACAATGGTGCGCCTGGAGCTCGGAGGATTTTGTGGGTGGTTCATGCCCTCTAATGGTCTTGGCGTTCCTCAAGCAATTTGGCCTTTGCCTTTGACCAAGAACGCAAACCTTCGGCCAAAGATTTCCGCTGACCTTGAACTCCAATGGTGGGAATACCAGGACGGAGACATCAAGCGCCAATTTCAACCCATTGATATTCTTCCCATAAAATATCCAAGTCCTGTATCGCCATTTCATTCCATGTCGCCGCTCATGGCGCAGACATATCCCTATGACATTGACCTGTTTCTTATGCAACAGCAGAGAGGCCTCTTATCCAATGCGGCGGTTCCCGGACTTCATTTATCAACCGACCAGAGCTTAAAAAGAGAACAGGTGACAGAGCTGAAAGACATGATTGATGAGCAGTTTACCATTGGAGGTGGCGGACGTGTTGGCCGGACATTGATTACTCACAGCGGATTAAAAGCAGAGAAGATGGCAATGACCGGAAGGGAAATGATGATTGCCGAAGTATCAAGAGGAGCGAGAGAGAAATTAATAACCGCTTATGATTTAAGTGAAGGAAAACTCGGACTTGTCCGGGACGTGAACCGGGCAAATATGGAAGCTCTCAACGAAACATTTATCAACGAATGTCTAAGACCTAAGTGCATGATGATTGAAGAAGAAATTGAGGTCTTTCTCCTGCCGAGATACGACAAGGGATTGACCTGCGATTTTGAATTGCCTGACTTTGAGGACAAAGAATTCAAATTGAAGGAGCGCAAGCAGAACCTTGAGACCGGCTTTCATACTATCAATCAGGAGCTCGCCATGGAAGGTGAGGAACCTGTGGCATGGGGTGACGCTCCCTGGTTCTCGGGGACAATGGTTCAATATGGTTCGGAACCTGCGACACCTCCACTACCTCCACCTAAGAAGGACATAGAGAAGGAGCAAAAAAAAATTGACTCCGATTATTGGACGGACGATAAAAAAGAAACCGCTTGGAAGTTATTCGTCCAGGAGGTTGACAAGTATAAGGACATCATACTTGAACCCATGAAGCATTACTTTAAGCAACAGGAAGAACAGGTCATTGACAAGTTGATGTCCGAGGGCAAGAAGATTATCGGCGCTTATGCAGGGTGGAGCAAGGCCAAAGCAGAAGAACATATTGCCAGGAACAAGACCTATGACAAAATAAACATTGACCAAGAAGCGGAGAAGGAAAGATTAAAGGAACTCTTTACTCCTTTGGTAAAATCAATCATGCAACAGGCCGGGGACGCTCGGATTGCCAGGTTGTATGACATGAGGAAGACCATTATTGGCTATAATGTCAACGACCCGAAAACATTAAAGTGGTTGGGAGAGCGCATGGATTTGTTCTCTGATTCTGTCAGCGGAACGACCTTTCAGGAGATTGACCAGGTATTGCGGAACGGATTTTCAGCAGGTTACTCTACCTCTAAGATTGCGGACATGCTTCGGGAAAAATTTGACTCCTGGGAAGAATTCAGAGCGCCGCTCATTGCACAGACCGAAACCATTTCCGCCATGAATATGGCTGACCTGTTAAGCGTAAAGCAAGCAGGTCTTGAGGAAGAAGTTCTCAAGTGTTGGTTGAGCGCAAGGGATTCACATGTCAGGCCTTCACACACAAGGGCAGATGCAGGTTATTCCAAGGGCATACCGGTTGATGACATGTTTGTTATTGATGGCGACAACATGCTCGCTCCGGGAACCGGTAGCAACCCGGCAGAAAATATTAATTGTCGGTGCACCTTGATTTATGTTGAGAAATAATAAACGTCAGGAGGACAACATCATGGAAAAAGAAATAAAGGTTTTTACAGCGGAGGTCAAAGACTTCAATGAGAAAGACCTAACGGTCACGCATTTCATATCAACGGAAAAGAAAGACCGGGGTGGCGACATCATGAGGGCAGATGGCATGAAGATACGTGGCCGACCTGTGGTGCTTTTATTGCATGGCTTCTCAAACATTGGAAGCGAACCGATTGCGAAACCGCTCTCAATCAAGAAGGGCGAGTTCAAAGGCAACAAAGGCATTATGGCCAAGACGCAATTTTTCCCGGACGAGTTGGGTCAGCGCTTGTGGCAGAAAACCACACAGGGCTACATGCCAAACTGGTCTATTGGTTTCATACCTCTCAAGAAAGAGATAATACCAAACAAGGACCCGGACGGCTGGTCTGGTAGAGATATAACTGAATGGGAGCTTCTGGAATATTCCCCGGTGGGCGTTCCCATGAACCCGGATGCACAAACTCCACCCGAGAAGGGCGCTGACATGTCGTGGTTTAAATTCGCACAGGATGGCGAGAACCTGCCGAGTGAATATAAGGCGCTTGATTCCTTTGAGGCCGATGGTCGCTCTCTGAGCAGAGGTGATGAAGATGATGAGGAGGAAGACATCAAGGCAGAACCGGCCAAAATAATCGGGCATAAGGACCTGACCGGGAAAGAGCAGGAAGAAAATTTGACCGACGAAGAAAAGGAATTCAACGAAATCGAAAAGGGCGAATTGGTCAGCTATGTTGAGGACGTGTTGAATGACCCTGACATGAAACCTTATCCCAACGAACACGCATGTCGTTTACAAGACCCGGGGAAATACGAAAGGTTCCGGAGACAAAACAATAAGTTCGGAGCGGGCATACATGCCATCTTTGGCGTAAAGGACAATAAGGCCGAACTCCAGGCCATAAGATTTTCAAAAGATAAGTTTACAGCGGCAGAGGCAAGGAAATGGTGCAAGGACCACGACCACACATGCAAACCCTTTGAAGCGGCCGCAGAGAAACAGGTCTGCGACATGGCTATTGAAGAAAAACTTGATGTATTAATCGACCTTAACACAAAGTTGCTCGAAGTCCTCTCCGCAATACCGGTGGCGGAGGACACGGACATGTCAGGGCAACAGCATGATAACCCACCGGAAGACCAAAAGTTTGTTGTTGTTATACCTGATGAGGTGAAAGACCAGAGAACTCTAAGCGTTTCAGAACAGACCTTAAAGGTTCAGGAAC